AGCGCGGCGAAGTTGCGCCGCTCCCGTTCGTCGGGCGTTTCGGCGCGTTCGCGCCTCTTGGCGAGTTCGGTTTTCTCCGGCTTCACCCCTTGGCCGACGGCGGCGTAATATACGGCGTTTTCGACTTCCGCCTTGGTGGCGGTCACGCTTGCGATAAAGTGGCCGAGGGCGCATTGTATCTCGTCGGGATCGCGCAAGCCGTCAAGATAGCCGCGCTCCCTGCCGTGGGCGCAAGCGAACGCGAAAAACCAGTCCTCGGTGTCTTCGTCGGCGGCGTACCGCTTGGCGTAGGCGTACCAAAAGAGCGCGGCCATCGTCGGCTCCCAGAATACCTTGCCCCCGGCGACGGCAAAGCGCGGCGCGTTGTACGCCGTCGTTTCCTGTCCGTCTGAAATGCGGGCGGCGAGGGCGTGTAGTCTTATCACGTCCTCGTCGCTCGGCGTCAAGCCCTCGGCGCGTAGGTCGTCGAGGTCTTCCTTGGCAAGTTGGGAAATCACGCGGCCTCTGTTCCGATGAGATACTTCGTCGCGGTCGCTGCGCGGGTGATGTAGTTGGCGTCGGGGTCGGTTTCCGCCGGGCTTGACGTGACGGTAAAGCCGCCCTCGCCCGCCGCCGTGATCGTGCCGTTGCCCGCGCCGTCGGTGAGCGTCGCCTGTACTTCGATTCGCCCGTGGCTTGCGTCGCTTGCGACGGGGACGCCCTTCACGGTCTGGACGTGAGGATCGACGGCGGCGGTCGTGTTGATCTGAGTGAAGTTCGCGGAAGGGGTGAACGCGCCGCACACGTCTTGCGCCTTGCTGCGCGGGGTGAGGGTTCCTGCGAGCGCGTAGGTGCGCTTCTCGGTCGCGCCAGCCTCGACTTCCACGCCGCTGATCGTGACGGTCGGCGGGTTGCCCGCCTGTGTGTTGACCGTGACTTGGGTCAGCATGAGTTTCTTCGTCGTGTTGTAGGTGTGGATCGATCCGAGTACGATGTCGGAAAGATCGACCTCATCCGTGACGGCGTACTCCGTCTGGGGGTTCAACACTTCGCCGTAAACGTCGTGGGCGTTGGTGTCGCCGTACTCGTCCGGGGCCTCTGCAACGCTGCTCGTCTTGCCGTCGCTCGACGACTTGGGGGTCAGGCCCGAGATTGATCCCCAAAAGTTGACGGGTGCGCTGAATCCGTTGTTCATGTCTGTGGTTCCTTTCTTGGTTTAAGCGCGGCCCGTAATGGTCGCCGCGAAAGATGTGGTGAATGTGCCGCCGTTCTCGTCCTGTTGGAAGTCCGGCTCGTCGCCCTCGTCCAACTGGAAACCGTCAACGGCGAAGACGTGCGCCGCGCCGTCGTCCAGTTCGTCGTCTTCGTCGCCCAACGCTGCGCAGTTGTCGCCCCGCGCCAGATTGTCGAAGACGGCCCAAAGCGCGTCGTAGTTCGCCTTGAAAAGTCCGCCGCTCTTGTCGTCGTCAAGCGCAACGGTCAGGATTGCGCGGGCTGAAAATGAGTAATGCGGCAGGGGTTCTTCAAGCTGCTCCGAAATGTGGACGTTCAAGGCGATCCCGCTCGACGGGGTTTCCTGTTTCTCGCCGTCCAATGCTTCGAGCAAAAGCGAATGGACGGGCAAGGTCGCGCCCGCGTTTTCAATCGCCGCCTTTAGTTTCCGCGTTATGAGTTCCGCCGGGGTCATGTCAGTTCCTTTCTCGCCTTTGCCAGTCCCTTGTCGATCTGGCCGTCGATGTACCGCGTAGCCGCCGCCATTGCTTCGGATAGCGCGGCCTCCGGCAACGCTTCGCGGATGTAGTCGAGTTTGTTCACGATCAGCACTTCGACGCGGGGGTTCGTCCCGGTGACGATCTCGCGAATATGTCCCTCGGCCATGCGGTCGTCGATCTTCGTCTTCGGGTTGCCGCCCGCCTGCTCTGCGCGTTTGAAGATGGCCTTCATAAACCACCCCCAACTGTGGCGGGCAAGTCCCCACCGCGTGTACTGCCCGAAACGGCTGCGGGCTTCCGCTCTGGTGTCGGCGGGCTTGACGTAGGTCTTCGCGTCCTGTCCGCCGCGTCTGCGGATCGCCCAACGGTGCTGCGCTTTCTGGCCCTTGCCCTTGGGCGTGATATAGTGCGGCCCCGGCCCGTCGTAGCGCGTCACGTCCTTCAGCGGGGCTTGCTTCTTCGCCTTGGTCGTCCGGGCGCGTAGCCCTTTTATGAGGGCGATTGTGCCGCGCCGGATCGCGACGGCCTGACTGTTGCCCAACTCGTCGCGGTAGCGGTCGCAAGCGCGGGTGAAGTCGCGCACGGTCGCCTCTGGAACGGTTACCGATATGTCAAGGATCGCCGCCACGTCGTCAGCCCCTTGTCCGGCATTTCAGGATGTACCAACCGTCGTGCCGTGTGACGGTCGAAACTTTGAGGGTGAGGGGGTGGCCGTCCGGGGCGACCTCGATTGTGTCGGACGGCTCCGGGTCTGAAACTTCCGGCCAGTCCGCCCGGCGGATCGCGGCAATGTAGGCGGTCGCGTATGTAGGCGCAAGCGCGTCCGTGTAGTTGTCCGCCGTGCCGTTCTCCAACAACAGGATGTCGAGCGGGTGTTGGATCGTCCGCGCCTTGCCGTTCTCGCGGCGCGTCCCCTTGTACGCCGCCGGGCATTTCTCAAACTCCGCCGAAAGCCCGATTGTGAGCAGGGCGTTCACGGGCCCCGTGGCGCACGATGTGACGACGCGTAGGGTTTCCCCCAATTCAACCGCCTCGCCCGTTTTTAGCCCTGGGAAGTCGGCGACGTAAGCGAGGACGCGGCAGTTCTCTGCAACCCCCGCCTCCGTCACTTCGTCGCCGCCCCTCTGGGCCGGGCCGACACGCGTCACCGTTGCGCCGCGTTCGCCGTGGCGTAGGGCTTCGGAACAGCCCGAAAGTGAGCTGCCCCGAAGTCTCGCCATTGCGGCGGCCACGTATTCGCACGGCTTGCGCATCGGTTCTTTCCGCTTGCGCCATTAGGCGCAGACGACCTCGAAAGAGAGGTCTCCGGCCACTACGGCCTTGGCCGTGTAGCCGAGCAGCTTGTTCGCGCCCGACGCGTCGGACTTCGAGACAAGCCCCGCCGACGTGACGTAGATCGCCACTCCCGCGTTTGTCGCGCCGATGGCCTCGTCGGTCGTGATCTCGATCACCTCGCCGCGCTGGAGAACCTTCAGCACACCCGTCTCGCCGTTCGCGATGGGCCACTGCGCCATGCACATGAGGCCGTCCACGATCTTGATGTCGCCAGCCGCGATGTTCGCCGTGGCGGTGATGTCGAGCGTCTGGCCGTTCTTGCGGAACACCGCAGAAGTCTTGCTGATTGCCATTTTCAGTTTTCCTTTCGATTGGATGTTTCAGAAGTCGGCGCGGCGGAACCTTCACGAGGGGGTCGTGTGGCGGCTCCGTCGCGCCACGATTGCCTTACTCTCCGGTCGAGATGAGCGCGGCCTTCGTCTCGCCCTTGCTCGGGCCGTAGTCGAAGTAGCAGCGCATCTGGATCCCGAGCTGGGTGAAGTCAACGTCGGCCGTCTCGATGACGGGCGTCTGCCGTCCGTTCAGGAACGCGACGTCCACAAGCGGGAACGTCGAGTTGAACAGCCAGTAGGTCGTGCCCGAGAGGTACGGCGACGTGACCGGCTCCAGCATGTTGCGCATCACATTGTCGCGCGCGCTCTTGCCGGCTCCGTTCACGATGTGCTCCGACTGGTAGATTCCCTTCGCGAGAAGGAAGCTCGACGGCGCGCAGAGAATCTTGTCGGGGAGCGGGCCGAGTGGGTCGCCCTGGCCGTCCTTGATCGTCATCGCCATTGCATACGCGGCGGCGAGGGTGTCGAGCGACAGAGCGCCCGAGGTGTTCGCGCCGTAGTCGGAAGCGGTCGTCGAAATCTTGCCGAACACGTCCTTGTTGATGGTGCGGCCGGACATCTGGCCGAAGCGCTCCGGGACGAGCGAGAGGACAGAAAGGTCGTCGTTGATGAGGTCTTCGCGGGTGATGCCCACGATGGACCCCTTCGTCGCGGCCTTGAGTGCGCGTCCGTCGTCGGAGAGGTCGACGTGCTGGAGCTCGCCGCCCTTGTTGAGCGGCTTCAGCACGCCGCCCATGACGAGACGGACGCCCTTGATCTCCTTGAAGTCCACGACCGAGACGGGACGGGACACCTTGCGCCAGTCGTCGCCCACAGCGCCGAATCCGGCCATCACGAACTTGTGCGCGATGTCGGAGAGGACGTTCGGGATGTTCGCGTTCGAGAACGCGGCGCGGAGCGCCTTCTCCATGCTCATGTTGTCGCCCGGGCGGTACTGGATGCCGAACGCGGCGAAGATGTCGCTGAGGCGGGTGATCTTGAGGTCGTGCGCCGCGTCGAGGTCGACGCCCTTGCACTGCGCCTCCAGATCCTTGTCCTTCATCGCGGCGCCCATGCAGGCGGCGGCGACGACGGTCTTGGCGTCGTGCGACGCGGAAGCCTGGAGGTTGATGATCGCCGGGGCGCCGGGACGGGCCGCCTCGATCTTCGCCCTCTCGGCTTCGGCCTTCTCGGCTTTCAGGCAAGCCAGCTCCGCCTTCTCGGCAGTCCAGCCCTCCTTGACGGCCTTGGCCATGATGTCGTCGTGCCCCTTGCACGCGGCGATAACGGAGGCCACGCGGTCGCGCTCTGCGGTCTGCGCCGCCTCCACGGTTGCGGTGTCAGGCGTCGCGGCCTCCACCGGTTTCTTCTTGTCGTCAGGCATTATGCCCTCCTTGTTTGGTGTGGTTGTGGAAGCAGACGCCGCGATGGCGGTCTGCGTTGATCCGTCGGCCCCAAGGGGGACGATGGAAACTTCGTTTAACGTTCCGGCGCGCACGATGTAGCACTCGCCCTTGACCTCCTCGCCGTTCAGCTTGTAGGACTGCTTCGCGTCGATGAAGATGACGTCGCTCGCGGACACACCCACGGACGCCTGGAACTTGAAGCCCGCCTTCGCCAGCTCGTGCACCTTCTTCGCGTCCTGCGACACGGGCATGAAGTCCGCGTCGATGGTGAGGGTCTTTCCGTCGTGCGACACCTTCGTCGCCTGTCCGCATATCGCGTCAATCGAGTACGTCTTGTGCTGGCACAGGATCGGCACGGCGTTGTCGTCGCGCCACTTCAGGCCCGCGAGCTCGATGCCGACGGGGTAGCCCCAGGCGACGTTCATCAGCCCGCCGTTGTAGGCGGTGATCGTCATCTTCTTGTTGCCCTCCACGGGCTTGCCCTCGGCGTCCTTCTCGGCGACGAGCGAAACCACGCCCGTCGCGACGAGCGGCTTCTTCAAGAGTTCAGCTATCTTTTCAGGTGGCATTTTCGATTCCTTTCTACATTTGGCGCGGCGGTCAAAACCCCGCGCCGCGGCGGTCACTTCCGCTTCTGCGTTTCGTGTTCGATCTGATCCTCCGTCGGCGCGGCGGGCGTCGCTCCGCCCTTTGCGAAAAACGGGCACGGCGTGTCTTCCGGCAGTCCGTTCTTCCGGCACTTCTCGCGCCAGCGGACGAGGATGTGTACCCGTTCGTCGACGGCCTGTTCCGTCTCGCGCTTCCAGTCCTTCCCGTCCTTGCCGTACAAGGTCTGGTAGTTCGTCGTGCCGTTGCCGAGCCGCGTGTTGTCCGCGCTTGCGTCCTTCATCACGTCCGTGTTGCCACGCTCCGCGAATAGCCATTCGGTGCGGCGCAACGCCGCAAGCGTCGCGGGGTTCTGCGGGTTGCGAACGACGTATTCCTCCAACCACTTGGCGAAAATGCGGTCTAGCACTTTCGTGACTAGCAGCGAGCGGACGGCCTGGATCTTCTTGCCGTAGGTGGTGTGGTCTAGCTTCGCGCTTGCGAAATTGTGCTGGCTCGAGTCGCACATTGCGACATTCACGGGCATTGACAGGCAGCGCGCCATTTCGGCAATCAGCGAGCGCACGAAATCGTTATACAGCGATGTCGGCTGCTCCGCTTGCAGTTGCGTGAGCTTCCACCCTTCCGGCAACGTGACAAACGCGCCGTTCTGGGCCATGAAGACGGTGTTCGGCTTGATCTCCATTGCGCACTTGCCGAGGCTTTCGTCGTTGTCGTCGAAACACTCCGGCACCTGATCCGTCGAAAGCACGCCGGAAATGGACGCGGCGTTCCTCGCGGTCGTGGTGACGGCGGAGCGGTATGCCTTCTGCTCCGCCGGAATATCCAACGCCGAGACGAAATCGGAAACGCCGCGCACCTGTTCCGGGCGTAGCGTCTCGAAGTAGTGGATCACGTTCGCCGCCTTTATCCATTCGCCCGCCCTTGTCCTGATCGTCGTCCTGTAATCTCCTGGGTGGTATTTCAGGACGCGGTATTCCGTCGGGTGGCGGTATTTGTCAAAGCGGATGCCGTCGCTCTCGTTCTCGCGCGTGATGTTCTCCGTCCATGATTCCACGCGGTCACATTCGAGCGTCGCAAGGTTCAGGGTGACGGTGTTGTCCTCGTCCACTATCGTCGGGTCGGTGTAAAAAAGGGCGAACGCCTCGCCGTCCGTCGTCTTCGCCCGGACGAGGGTTTTCAGCTTTTCCCAAAGCTCGACGCGCAACGCCCACTGGTCGAAGGCGTTGGTGATCGTGTCGCGCAGCTTCTCGGCAATCTTGCCGCGCGGGAACGAAACCGAAAGCCAGGGCCCAACAATGTCGGTCGCGTAGGTGTCTAGCATACCCCACGCGTATGGGCAATTATAGACAATGTAGCGGGCGCGGTCGCGTACAATCCTGCGGACGGACGGCGACAATGCGGCAATCATAGCCAGCGAGTCCGCCCCGCGAAACAGGGCGTTTTTCTCAGGAGTGCTCCTCGCATTGTCGAAACGGGCGCGAACGGTCGCGCCGTCGTATGTGGGTCTGCGGTGTTTTGCCATCTTCGCGTTCCTTTCATGGGCTGGGCGGCACGACGTATGCAATGCCTAACCCGGCAAGAGGGTGACGGCGGCAAGCTGCACGGTTTCGCTTGCGCAGATACTTGTCGGCGGCTATGAGTTCGGAGAGGGGGCGGTTCGTCTGGCTCAACCCCTCCACCGAAAAGGAATTGGGCGACGAAACCGCCTCCGCGAAATCGGAGTCGGTCACACCGGGCGGCGTTGCCGCGCTGCTTGTCGTGGTTTCTTCCATGTTGCGAGCCTTTCTCTACATTCGGCGCGGCGGTCAAAATCCACAAACACAAAAAGCCGATATGTATACGATTTGGCGTTTCCGTATACATATCGGCAGCAAGCTGTCAAAACGCTGGCGCGCTCTTTCAGGTGACGGCAACCACCGTGCCGCAGTTCCTGCAGATCCGCTTTTGAACCTTCCCGGTCGCTGCGTCCTTTTGGTAAACGTCGAAGTGGTGGCAACCGCAGACGGCGCACGGCCCGATTTCTCCGGCCTTGCCCGTCTCGTCCTCGCCGTAGACTTTGCGCTTGTTTCTAGCCATTGTAAACCTTCCTTTTGTTTCTTGTGCTGTGAGTTGTCTTCTGGTTCGTGCCCGTGATGTTCTCGGCTCCGGCCAACGCATAGCACATGGCGACGCAATCGCCGTAGTCGTGCGGATTCTTGGTGATCCATTTGTAGGCATAGCAGTCGCGCCCGTCCTTGCCGCGTATCTTCGTTTTCGACTTCAGCCGTTCGTTCGCAATCTGCGCGGCGAATTTGTAGTGGTTGGCCCCGCCGTCGTAAATCGACAAACCGCCCGCGCCGCCCGTTTCCGTCGCCCATGCCTTTTGCGCCTTTTCCTTGTACTCGTCCGCGTTCCATGCCAACCACTTGCGCCTCTGGTTGTCGCGGCAAAGTATGGTCGCGTTCTTCTCGTTCCTGATCCGGCTGCGGACGTTCGGGTTCCAGTTCTGCCCGGCGCGGCCCAACATGGCGACGGCCTCGATCCCAAATTCGGCCTTGACGGTCGGGACGAATTTCGTCACGGTCGGGAATTGACGCCCGCCCGCGTCGATGCCCCACTTGTCGATCTTGATTCCGAGCGCGGCAAGTTTCTCGCCCTCTGCTTTCAGGGCGGCGGTCAGCCGCTTGTCAAATTCCACGTCGTTCACGCGGTCGGGTATCTTTATCGGCGTGACGTGGTAGGCCGTGACAAACGAGGTCAGGTTTATGTCGAAAGTCAGGATCGCGGTCGTCAGGGCGTAGGCCGGATTTATGTCGGTCGCGGCGACGGTCAGCACGGTGTCGGCGGGTATCGTCTTGGCCGGGACGCCGCGCCTGATTCGTGACATTATCATGCGCGCCGTTATCTCGAACGCGAACGCGTCGCGCGGCGGCTGCATCTGATATTCGCTCATGAAGGTATCCAGTCCGTCGCGGAATAGGATGTTCATCGCGTGTTGGATTCCGCTGATCTCGGTCGCGGGGTCGAAGTTGCGCGGGTTCAAGACTTCCGCGCCGTCGTCCATTTCCTTGCGGTGCTTCCTGTAGAAACGGTTGGCCGCAATGTGCGGAACGCGGTCGGCGGCTTTCTCCGCCTGAAATATCTCCCAGTATTCCTCCCAAAAGTCCCGGACGCCCTTGCGTTCCTCTGGCGTCGCTTCCGGGTTGTGGCATTTCGGCCACGACTTCATGAGTTTGTAGGTCTTCGTCTTCCATCCCGGATCGTTGGCGAAAGTCTCGGATAGGTCGTCCGCCTCAATGGGGGTCGATGTCATTATGGCCGCGATCTTCTTGCGGTGTCCGCCCAATCCCATGAAGGTCTTTTTGATCTTCGCGGTCATTTTCGCGACCTGTCCTTCGCTCTGGGCCTTTTCGTCGTTCTGCAAGTCGTCGAAGATTATCAGGTCGGGGCGAAGTATGCCCTTCGACTTTCCACGCGCCCCCGCGTTGAAACCGACAGATTCAAGGATCGCGCCGGAAGACGGAAACGGTCGGCCCGTGCGCGGGTCGATGATCGTCGGCAGAATGATCTTGTTCGCCGATTTCTTCGCGTTGGTCGGCTTGCCGTGGAACTTCTGGGTCTTCGCCCTCTGGTATGCGCCGCCCAATTTCAGGAACGGGATCGAAATCTCCGGCCAGTCCCGGATAAATTTCGGGTTCTGGGTCATGTTGGTGAAGACGTTTTCAATGATGTCGCCCGCGTTTTCGTCGTTCGCGCCGACGGTGACGACGTAGTGGCGTTGGCCCGTTGCGGTCGTCCATTGCGCCCCGCCTTTCGTGTAGGCGGTCTTGCCGATTCCTCTGGCGATCCTGATGTGGTAGGGGATCGACGCATCGCCTATCGCCTGTTCAATGTCCCGGACAATCGGCTGCATTTCCTTCGAGGGCGGAAACTCCAGAAACGCGCCGTCGGTCGGGTCGTCGCTCGTCCCGTACTCTTTCAGGAAGTACAGGAAGTCCCGCTCGGCCCGGTGGCGGCGTTTCCAGTCCACGGCGGCAAATGCGGCGTCAAGGTCTGCGGCTATGTCGCCGTGTGACGACTTCGCCCGGCTCTTGGCTTGCCGTTCGGCGTAGGTCAAGGCGCGGGGGCGGGCTTTCTCCGGCACGATCCTGTCGAATAGTGCCGCCGCTCCTTTCAGGCCGGGTGCGTTCCGCCGGGCCGTCCGCCGTAGGAAGTCGGCGACGGCGGCGAGGTCAATCTGGAAGTCGGCGCGGGCGGGTGCGCCCGGCTGCTGCATGAGCCAGCGGAGGGTTCTGGCGGTCGCGTGTGACGATCCGCCGCTCCTCAAAACCGCCGCCGCCTCGTCTTCGGATAACAGGCGGACGGGCTTTCTCGCCGCTGTTGCGCTCATATCCCGTCAAATTCGCCTCCGCTTTCGCCGTCTGGGGACTTCATTGGCGGCACGTCTGCCGCGTTTTCGGCGACGAAATCTTGGTAAACCTTCACCATTGCGGGGTTTCCGCTCTTGGCCATCTTGATTATGGCTTGCCGCATCTCCAGTTTCGTGCGGAGTTGCCCGATCCTGTACCGCTTCTGCGCTTCCGGGCTTGCCCAAAAGTCCGCCTCGCTGATTTCCGCTATTGCGCACGTCTCGGCGGACGGCATTTCCGCCGCGCCGCAGTCCTCCAGCGTTTTCAGGGTGTCCTCGTCGAAATGTGCAGTTTTTTCGCTCATTTGCGCCTCCACGGCTTGAAATTCGGGAAATCTTTGTAATTGAAGGGGTGAATATCGTCGAAAAACGCCTTGTAGAAGTCCGCGACCTCGGTTTGGCAAGCGATCACCGTGTTCTCGGTTCTGGGGTTCGTGTTCACGTTCGCGCTTGACAGGATCGCGCCGTCGAAGCGGTCGCCGTAAAACGCCATAACCTTGGAATGGTTGCGGAACACGCCCAAACGTCCGCCGCCCTTGCGGGCAATCTCGCCCAATTCGGCGGCACACATGGCGTAGGACGCCTTTGCAATCTCGCCGCAGTAGAAGTCGAAACGCCCGACCGCGCCTTTTTCGAGCCAGTCGCCCATTTCCGAAACGTCCTCAACGCCGTAGCACCACGACGAAACGAGGCAAAAGTCGAGCCGCTGTTGCCTGACGACGTGCCGGAGGAAGGTCAAGGCGTCGCAATCGCCGCCGCTGATAACGTGGTAGGTCGTGCCGCTCTTGAAGTGCCACGGCGCGGATTCCAGCAACGCCGCCTCGGAATTGAAGCGGCGAACGTCAAAAAGCCGCTTTCCGCGCACGGT